ATTCTTAAATTAGTTGGCGTAAAGAAAAGCAAAAAGCTATTATCTTTATCAACCTCAAAAGAATGCATTTTATATTTGCCATCAGGGGTGGCTTCATTAACTTTTAAAAAGTTTACATCTGTTATTTTTAAGGTTTCTGTGCCTAAGTCTGATGTTCCTTTTCTTATAAGTCGCCAGTATTGTCTAACACGCGTGTCAGGTCCTTCTGTGTCCGTAACTGGCACATCTATGGTTATTCTAAAGTCTTGAGCAAAGTTTGTGATTTTGGGTATATCTGCTTCTTTAACCCAGTCAGAGTCATTATCAGAACTTTCTAAGTCAAACTCTGTACTTTCTGGCGTAGTAGTTGTCGTATCAAACTGTATTCCAAGTATATCAACAAATTTAATTGTAGATGTATTTGATCCGCCAAGATCGTGTTGCCATGCGACCCAATTATCATTAGTGCTAATGCTTTTAGAGTTTACTTGTGGTGGATCATCTACTGTACCACCGCCACTGAGATAAAACGTAGTCCCGTCATTGTCGTCAAGATTAGCCTCGTTTCCATCACCATTAGTATCTGGGTCTGAAAAAGAACCAGTTGCATCTCTTTCAGTAGGTCCAATAGGAACACCAACAAACTCTGAACCCATACGTCTTCTGACGCCACCTTGAGGCGAAGTCACAACATTCTTAGCTGTTTCCATGCCTTTGAAGTATTGACCTATATCAGTTCTTGATTTTACTTCTTCCGATAGTTCACCACTAACAAAGCTGTTTTGTACAAAGTTAGTTAAAGCCATTAGTACCTCACATCAAGGAATGGTCTGCTCTGTATAGGTGTAATAGGATGTTGCTGTGAATCAGTATATCGTGCCATGCGAGAAGCATTAAGATACTCCTCTGCCATAATTTGTTTTGTTGTAGCGTTGTCGCGTACAGACATAGCAAAGTCTTTTGCTAATGCGTACTCAATCATTTTAGCAAAGTGTACAGGGAACTCATTCTCAGGTACATCAGCTATGTAATCACAGAACAAGTCACCGCTATGATTTACATATACTTTGTCTTCAATAATTTGATATGGTTGATTAGGATTAATCTTAACCAAAGTTAGTAAGTCAGAGGGTAGTGTGTATTTAGCATTCCACTCTGTACCAGTAATAGCTGTAGCATCTTTATTTAGTTGTGCTTTCTTTCTAGCAAAGCCCCAACGATACTTAGTTAGTTCAGCTTTAACGATATTATCATACAAGTTGTTAGCTACAACCTGCGCTCGTGCGTTGCCAGTAAGTGATGTTATTGGCAAATCACCTATCAGAATTAATGCGTTAGAAATTAGTTCTATTTTACTAGCCATGATTTACCTTTATGTAGAGAAAAGAAAGGGGGGCGAACCCCCCTTATAAGCCTAATTAGGCAGGTGTTGCATCATAGTTGATTTGAATCAAGCCTGCTGTATCACGTACAGCCGCGCCTGCTTTCAACATACCGTTACAAAGGAAAGAAACCTTCTCAGGTACATAATCAATAGTAGTTTTGTTATCAACACCGATAGCAAGACCAATAGCATCTTTAGCAAATGCGTAGCCTGCGGTTACGTCAGAAGCAGTAGTTAGACCACCAACTGTACGATCTTCGATAACAACTACGTTGAAGCCTGCAAATGTGTTGATTTCACCATTTACTAGAGCCTTAACATTTTGGTAATCAGAAGATGAAACTTTCTCATCAGCTAATAGACCTGCAAGACCTGCACCACTGATAGCGCAGTATAGATCGTTAGAACCAACGCCAGCCTTAACCAACTCAACTTTAGCGTCAATAAGATCAGTAGCCGCAAGAGCAGTACCACCAGTACCAACAGTAGCACCCGGAGTTGCCGCATCCATTGCAGAAATAACGATGTCATCAAGTCTACGACCCAATGCGCCTGCAATAGTTTGAGCAAGTTCTTGCTTCTCATCAAAGTTTACTTCAGCCGCATCAAAGATGTCAGTGTACTCAGGAGCAACATAGTTAGCTAGAGTAGCAGTAACTAAGCTGTGAGCAACGTTCATTGGAGATACGTCAGTAGAAGTAGTACCACGAGCCGCGGCAGTACCTTTACCCATTGCGCGGAACTTGTAAGTGTCACCAACTACGTTATTACGTACGGTAACTGCGTTTCTTAGTAGTGAAGCGTTTTGGTAAGCGTGCTTCACCATGCTGTCAAATTCTGTAACAGCTACAGGAGATAGATTTACACTCATTTTAATATCCTCGAAAAAGAGATTTAATTTAAAAGTTTTTCAAGGTTTTCGCTGAGTACCCAGTAAATTGGTCAGCATCCAACCTAAATTTACCGAGCCTATGGTAATAGGGTATTCGATGCGCTTATTATAACACCGAACACCCATACTTGTAAATATTAACCGCCAAACGATGCAAGCATCTGTTGAACTTTCCGTTCATGGTTGGGATCAACACTTCTGAGAAACTGACCATTTTCATGGCGTTTAAACATTTCTGCTTCTACATCTGACCACGTTAAACCTTGCGGATGCTCGCCACCCTCGATGGGTAGTTTAGCAGGGACAGTAGCTTTTACGATAGCTTCAATAAGCTGTACACTTTCTGCTGTAGTTACTAAGTCTTGCACTTGAGTATAAGTATCAGCATCAAGGTTGTTCTTTAAAAATCCTTCAACATTCTTCAAACGCTGAGTAGCATTGTCACCTAGCTTTGCCATCTCTTGTTCAGCACTAACTTCTTCAACTGCTTGCTCTTGTGCAGTTAATAGTTCCCATGCACGACCATACGCCTCTTGAGACATATTGGTATCTTTAGCAAACTCAGTTAGTTCAGCAAGTAACGCATCATCTTGCTCTACACCTTCAGGAGCAACATAACCATCCTTAGGTGCGCCTTTAAATCCACCAAACTTCTTTTCAAGTTCAGTGTACGCCTTTGCTTGTTCTGCAACGGACTGGTACTTATCTGCTTTATACCACTCTGGAGTTTCACCTGTACCCTTAATACCTTCAGCTAGAAAATACTCGTTCTCACCTAACGTGGGTTCGGCATTGTCTAACAAGGTATCAGAAGTAGTTTCTTGTACTTCGGCTTGTTCGTCTGACATATTAACCTCTTACTTTAGCTTGTTGTATTAAATTGATCACATACTTAACTACACCTGACTCACCATTATGATAAGCCGCTTCGTAGTTTACGTTCTGTGATTCAAAGGGGGTATCGTTGCCATAGATAAAACGAGACGTTAAATCTTCAAGGACTTTCTTTCCTTCAGGCGTAGAGAAACAGCCATTGTACGCCTTAGCTAATTCAATGGCTTTTAGTCTCTGTTCTTCTGCGTACTTAGACTTAGCTTCCGTAGAAGCCTTGTCTATGTTGTTCCAACTCAAAGTATAGTCTGTCCTTGCATTGGCTGTTCACCTGCAGGCATACCTTGCTGTGCCGCTTCTGCACCTGCTTGTATTATTGCTACTTTCTCAGCTTCACTTCTAACAAGTGCGGCAGGCATACCTGCTTTATCAGCAACCCATGTACCAAAGTCTTCAAGTTTAAATCCAATCTTAGCTTGGTCAGGACCGGCATTTTGAAGTACAAACTGTACAGCTTGTTGGACAGTAAGTATATCTTCTGCATCCTGTTGCCTTGCTAGAGGGGACATAAACTTAATATCTATGTCTCTACCATCTAACTGTAGCGGCTGAATAATGCCTCTACGAGTTAATATAGCAACAACACGCTTTATAATAGGGATTAATACTTCAGTTTGCAAGCGTCCAAATGCAGAACCAATTCGTTTTGCCAGTTCACGAGCCTCAATAGCTACCTCTGTAGCTGATCTAACAGCCCCTGTTGGGTCACGCAGATCATTGAATAACGCTTTCTTAATGTTCATTTGTAGGTCATTGATGACAAACTGCGATAATTGTAAGTTAGCGCCAGTGTCTAATCGTCTTAATGATGGATTAGCGTTGTTGTTAGAACCTACTGGAATAACAACTCCCGGACTTATGCTTATATTGTAGGGGTTTGTAACGCCATCATCTGTTGCTGTGTACATACCTGCAAGGTCGATAGCCGCTTTCTGTAGCGTAAACTCTTTTGCTTTGTTCAATGACTTAACATCAGGCAATGCTTGTAGTGCAGGACCGCGACCACGGATCTCACCTGCTACTTTAGAGTAACGCCCAGTAACCCACGGAGATGTTGGACCAAAGTCTTCCATCCAACTTACGTGATCTTCTTTTCCAATCCACAAGCAACCGTAATATGTTTTAGCTTTTGGTAAGTAAACAACGCCCTCATAGGCTTTTACCATAGTTTCAGGCTTGTCTTTGATAACTTTAGCTATAGTTGGTGATGGTTTAAAACCACGCCACTTACGAGGCAAGTCACTAGCCTTTACTTCAAATCTACGCCAATGTGTTTCAACATTACCCTGTGGACCTTCCTCAAATGCTATACCTTTTTGTGGGATAGCACTAAATACAAGAGGCATATCATCATCTTCTACCTCATCAATACGAAGCGTGCCTGTACCAATCAAAAGATCAAGAGCGTGCTCATAAAATTGTGTGGCAAAATTAGAACGATTAATGTAATCAAAGACCTCATCAGCTTGCTCTTCTAAGTTACGCTTAATGTCTTCTTCAGATACATTAAAGTCACCAGACTCTAATAGTTTTTTGACGCGAAGAGATGGTTCAAACGTAGCCCAGCGCGACCAGATTGGTGCTATGTTTTCTTGTAGCTTACTTGCACCCTGTTGAATAGCCTCTAATGCAGTCGAGTCGAAGATTTTATCCATCTTCTTCTGCCCTGCTACTACTGTTTCAAACAAGTTTCTGTTGGGTAAAAAGTATTCATACGCATCATCTAACTGATCATGCCAGTGTGTAGCGCGTTTGAATGCGTTTGCTTCTCTTTTTTTAAGGTCTTGAAGCGACCCTAGTTCAGCAGGTAGCTTCATACTAAGACCCTTTTTGTCTTTCTTGAAATTCAGCAAGAGTTTGGACTTCGCCCTTTTTAAATGCTCTCAAGTATGCATTAAGAAGATCTTGTCCTTCAGTTTGACGAGTTGTGTGCTGTACACTTTCCTGACCTTTAGGCTTTAGCCCGATTCCGCCAATTAGTGATTTTGCCCCTAACTGTCCTCGTGCTTGAGTTTTAAGCATACGCTCAGTTTTTGCTCTTTCTCTTCTCAATCCTATTTCGGTTCTTTTTTCTAAGGCTAATTCTTCAGGAGTTGGTAGTGGTTGGCTTGGTCTGCTACTGCCCATTATGCTTCCTCATGTATTTTAGTAGTTGATATGGGGTCAGTATAAACGGATTGTTGATCCCTAATATCTGTTTGATATGTCCTACACACGTATTCAACATAAAAAGATGCCGCTTGCACTTTCTAGGTTTAAATTTTAGTAGATAATATTTGTCCCCAATTATACCCTTTTTTGCTTCTTTTGTGAACAACTCTACTTCATCTGTCAACTTTCCATAGTGAATTAGACGATCTGCACTAGGAATTACCACATAACAGTGTCTTACGCCCTTTTTTAAAAATGGACTCCACCAGTTTGATCTGTCGTTTGTAAACACGACATACACATCAGAAGACACTGAAGTTGACCTTTGCTTGTGTAGGTTTAGTAAACTTGCCAGTAGAGCGTAGTGCTGAACGACCTTCACCTTCACCTTGTAGTGCGTACTCAAGGGCTTCCACAGGGTGAGAGTATTCATTCTTATCAGGCTCATCAGTGTAGTGTTCCCCTGACTTCTGTACTCTACGGTAGCAGAACCCACCTTGTAAGCCTTTACGAATCATAGAGGCTTTAGGTAGGACAACGAATCGTGGTTGTCCATCCATACACATTTCTTTCATGGGTACTTCTAGGGCGGCTCTACGTTTTAATGGGTCGTTAGAGGCTGTAGGTTGGCATGGGACACCTGCCGCACGTAGTATCTGGAATGGTGTATCCGAGTTGGCTTGGTTTTTATTGTTGCCAGAAGGATCACCCCACCCTTTGAACTCGTGATCAGGGTACTTTTCTTCAATATATCGCTTAAGTGTTGGTGCAAAATCAACAGCACCAGAGTCGGTAAGAACCATTTCATCAAAACATATCCATCTGCCTATGGCAGTTCGTTGTATAAACGCACACGCAGGTGTACGACCAAAGTCC